ATTAGGTTTATCCCTAACACCAGTTTCTATAGTAATATATCTGGAAACAGAGTTCCATCCATCCTTAATGCGTTTTTCATTGTCTATTGGATCTCCCTTAAAATATACCCACCCCTCTTCAATGTCACCCGTTGGTCTTTCCCATACCACATAATCATCTACTTGAGGTTCATACATTAGTTATTATACAGCAAAAGATTCGGGAGTTTCAGGGTATCTAGGATCTTCATTTCGTGCTACTTTTAATCTATTTTGAGCAACACCATTATCCATTGCTTTCTGTATCCATACATCACATTCCTCTTTAGTAAGATTCTGTGCCTTATTATCCATTAATAACCATCCATTTGTGGATAATTCTAATAATTTGTACCTGTTAGTATCAGTCATAATAATACTTATTTTAATTATATATTACATGAAAAAACCGAGTTTGTCAAACAAACTCGGCAAGATAATAATCAACTGTGACTTCTAATTTTGCTGCTTCTCGTTCACATTCTTCGATGAACTTCTCCAGCATTTCATCTGTTTTATTGATGAAGTGTTGTTCAGATGACATAGTAATTGTTGTAAAAAGCTAGCGGATGTTAGTTCTTTCTTGGGTTGCGATCCCAGAGGCACATCCATCTCCTCGTTAGTGTGTGAAGGACTTACACATAGGGATCGGTATATTGAACCCACCTGATGCCTTAAAATAATGTGTGAAAGGTGGGTCACAGATCGATCTGACCAGCATTGCTGGCGTTACCCTGTAGTATCCCTTTCACTGGTTTGATGTGAGGGAACGGGGCACTGATCTGGGTTTCACCCATGCTGCCCAAATTTACCTACTGGGAATCGCTTACACCTGTACCCCCAAACTTAATCGGGGCAGTAGAACCGTATATCCCTCACACCATACCAACACTTTATGCGTCCCCCCTAAAGATACTTATAAAGAATAATCTTCTTATTCTCTCCAGTAGGTTTAACAAACTTCTGCTTTAATTGTTCTCCACTATCCCATTTCATTGATGATGCTTTATGTTTAGGTAATCCCGCAGTTTCTCCTATTACTTCCCAATTATCTGCTTTATACACTGCACCAGTATTACCACCAGCAACAAATGTAAGGAGATGTTGTAAATCATCTCCATACTTATCTTTCCATACTTGTTGACAAGAATTCCTTACCAACTTTAATATCTGTGTACCAGCATTAGGGATCTTTCTTTTTAAACAGAACCTCCAGTTGTTCGCAAAAGTATTAAATACTCCTCTATATTCATCCTTACTTAACCCTACACGCCTCAGTAAATCCTTTGGGGGTGGGTAAACTGATGATCCCAACCCAATCATACCAATACACTCAGGAAGACCCTCCTGAGTGCAATAAACTAACCAATCTACTCTCCTACCAACTGATGCTGCTGATGCAACATAACTGTGATAAGTTTCAATAATTGATTTAACTTCTTGTTTCTGTCTCTTAGTAGTAACTAACTCTAATGAAATCATCAAAGGGTTTTATAGATATGGAACATCATTGCATGGTATCCTGAAACATATTTCTTACCAGAACCCTTCATTTGTAGATGAAATAGTTTTTTACCATTTGAATCTATAAACCAAAGTGTAGTTTCATTCATTACCCAATTACCATTATAAACCAATTTCTCTAATTCATCAATACTATGAATCTCAATACCATCTGTTGGTTTATGATGCCAGATCTGATAATCAATAGGAGTATTATATAATCCTCTTCTAACAATTATATCAAATATCTCTAGTTTATTATCATTAAACCATTTGACTGCAATATCATTTAGATGTGAATCAATTTGTGATTTAGTAAGTCTATGTTGTCTACTTGTACCATTACTTACATCCTCATGGGGAATACCAAAGAATAGATCATACCATTCTTTCAATTCACCTGTAATATTAAAATGCTCACACCACTTATGCACAACAGAAATGTGGCAATGAGTATGATTCTTGGTTACAGATTTTAAACCATAATATACAGAATCTTCTTCATTAATAATATCTCTCTTAGTTTGAGATCTACCATCAACAACATGCTTACCACCTCGTGTTAAATTTAACCACTTACAAATCATCTGCTCATTCGCATGACCAGTTAATTTCGCTTTAGTGCCAGCAATAACTTGTGCGGTAGTCATTTGTTAATCATCATATAAAAAGGGAACACTTTAGGTGTCCCCCTATAGTATTATTTACTTGTAACCTTATGTTTTAACTCCTTCTCTGACTTCTTACCTAGATTACTGAGTCGTAAATCTCTTAGAGTTCTTTCTCCCTTCTTATATAATGCTTTGCGTTCTTTAGTTGTTAAACCAGATGCTTTTACTGGTTTATACTTAGGATCAACTGTCTTAGTCTTCTTAGTCAATAACTCAGTCCTAGTCTTGGTTTTTTCACCCCTTTCTCTTGCTTTTCTTTCTAAATATGCTTTCTTCTGTGCTGCTTTTCCTGATACACCAGCAGTACCTCTTTCTCTTTGTGGTTGCTGCTCTACTTTAGATCTTTGTTTGTTAGTACCAATATCTTTTCTATCTTTATAATCTTTAGCAGGTGCAGTTTTACCTCCACCTATTGCTTTAACCCTCTTCTTTTCAGCATCAGATTTCTTACGATTAGCACCAAGTCTACCGACCTCTAGTGGAGTATCGGATTTCTTAGACATCTTATAATCATCAAGTGCTTGATGACCTTGCTCTCCTCTTGTTGCTTCAGTAACAAATTGCTGAAAAGATTTCATTGGAATATAGTTTTTAGTTATTTATCTACTATGGTTGTTTTGCATCAGCAGTTGCCTTTGCACCACCTTTAGATACTAATCCATTAGCATAAAAGTACTTAACTCGCTCTCTTCTTAACTCTTTCAAACGATTAAACTCTTTTTGTTGTTCAGGAGTAAATAGAAAGTTTTGTTTTCTCCAAGATTCACGAAGTTCGTTAATCTCTTTAAGTACTTGTGCTGGTTTCATTTTAATTAAGTAATTATAATAAAACTACACTTTATGCGTCCCCCCTTTGTTATTCCCAATTTACTCTAAGAACAACATAACCTGCTAATGCTAATCCAGTACCCATCAATGTAGGAAATATCCAAGGAAGTACGGTAAGAAGATGAACAATTTGTACAGTAATTATACCGTAGAAAATGTACATAACCCACATGCCAATTTTATTGTGCCTACTTCCACGCTTATATGGATGGCATCCAGTTGGTCCTCTGTCCCAACCGTCTACCATATACTCTTTAGTATCAACCTCCATCTATATCACACCCAATCATTGCACCAGTAATAATACCTGTAGGAATTGCCCACCACTGGTCTTTACCTCTGGAAATTGCTGTTGCTAATCCACCACCAAGAATCCCACCTGCAATAGTGCCTTCAGAACAATCATTGGTATCCTCATAAACAGTTACATGCCTACGATAGTATGGTCTATCTGATGGTCTATGTGGTCTATGTGGTCTATGCCATCCTATATTAGCATCATCACAAGGAACTTCAATAGTATCCTTCCATGACTTTACAAATCCAGGATTATCTTCTGTTCCTGGAATATATTCCTCTCTATATTCTGTCTTAAAACAACTTCTTTGATTAGAATATCCTGGTTGAGAGTCATTACCAGTATAAACAGGACTCGCAACTGCTGAAACAGGAGTGAGTGCCAATAACGCTGCAAGTGCTATTTTCATTTTAATTTTGTCAATAAACCTATTATACATGAAAAGGATTCATTCACCTAGTAGGTTGTGCCAGTTCTCTGAGTGCCACCATCTTGGTGAACAATCCTTCCATATTATAGAACAACTTATAATTCTCTGTCGTAACATAATGCCCCATTATATCATTACCATCACAGTGCCAACCATATGACTTAACCTTTTCCTCTACCCCATCTATTCTCATTTTCTTACTGCCATCTAAGTAAGAATGGTATCGCTCGTCTAGGTTAATCATTAGTTTTTGGTGGAATGTGTTAGTATTCTAACATACTTATATGATTTATCTATAAACTTTAGAATCTCTTTAGAGTTCCGCAATCATTCGTCACTATTATTCAGATGAGATTCAATAACATCTTGCAATTTCTCAAACTGCTTAAGATGATCTATATCATATAATATTTTAGATATTTGAGTAACAACTAAAGGATTTTCATTCACCGCAGCACATTTAATTGCTGCTCTAATATTTCCCTCTGCTTCAAGTAAATGATCTAGTGTTTGTTCAGATAGTGCCATAATTAATACCTCGATGGAATTTTGTTGTAATCAGTAGGTGTATATTCATAACCATACTTTTTAAGATACTCATCAAAGAGTTCTGAAGGGACTTTACCTTCCCAATACTCTTTCTCAGTGTATTCTCTCGTCATTCAGTTCACTCTCCTTTAGTGCTTGTTTTTCTTTTTTAAGTCGTTTCTTAACCTGTTTAGCATAATATACATCTTGTTCAGTATACCAGTCTGGATGCTTTTTTGCAAGTTTAAGTAATTTCTTTGCTGCTTTCTTATCCTTCAAAATGTAACTAAGTAATTGTACTCCGAAAGACTATTTAGTAGAGATTTTCCTCTTGTTCTGTAAGAAGAGTAAGTTCATCTGAAGTAGGATAAGCAACACAAGTTAATACATATCCCTCTTCCATCTGGTCATCATCAAGAAAAGTCTGTTCCTCTTGATTAACACTTCCCTCTACAACTTTCATAGCACAAGATGAACAAGCACCTGATCTACATGATGATTGATGATCTAAACCTGCCTCTTCTAGTGCATCTAAAATAAAGGTATCTTCATCACACTCAAATGTTTCTGTTGATCCATCAGGAGATTGTAAAGTAATAGTTGCCATTGTATCAAATTTGCTATTCGATGATATTTATTATACTAAGATTTGCGATCTTCTTCTAATCTAAGTTGCCTCTCAAACTCAAACTTCAGTGTTGACAAGGGTTGTGAGAGAAAATCTTCCCAATCATTACCCTCAATTAAGTCCTCAAGATGTGCAATATGTTCTAATGCAAACACCAACTTAGTTTCACTGTTCATTCTAGGCATTTAAATAAACTTACCTGCTAGTTCTTGTAACTTAAATATGCTATACAATTCTAATTCTTCCTTCTTCATTAGATCATCTGCTTCAGTTCCTTCTTGCCTATCAACAATACTTACAATACGATTAACCACATAACCAGCATCACGAAGTTTATGCACTGCTTTAACAGCAGATCCACCTGTAGTAATTACATCTTCCAATACTGTTATCTCTGTTTTCTCTGGTGGTAGCAGTCCTTCTATCCATGCCTGTGTACCATGTCCCTTTGCTTCTTTTCTTACAATCAATGCATTTATCATTTTATTCTCAAGAGCAGAGACCAATGCCACTCCACTCACTAGAGGATCTGCACCTAATGTAAGACCAGCAACATAAGGAGTATCAACTTCCTTTAACATCAAAAGACTAGCAAGTGTAATACCTCTAGCACTTAAAGTAACAGGTTTACAGTTCACATAGTGTTCGCTCTTCTTTCCTGATGAGAGGGTATATTCACCCTTTTTATAAGCATAAGTCTTTAATAATGATAACAACTCTTTTCTTTGAGCATCTAGTCTGTTTGCATCCATTTTGTCAGTCATAGTTAGTTACCTCAGATTCATAGAACAATTCGCCATCTTTACCATACATCATTTGTCTCCACTTATCATCCTCTTTCTTATATACTTCTAATACTTCTTCTTTACCGTCTGGGGTATCAGTGCTCCATACACGAACCCACCACTCTTTCTCCTCATCATAAGAATAACCCTTTGAGTGCAGTTCAGTAATCAAAGGGTCGGGTAATTCTACTACATTATTAAAACTATCTATCCAGTCTTTCCACCACCCCATTTATATTACCCCTTTAGATTGCTGCATTGCTAGTAGAGTTTCATAAGGTATCCATGCTGGTTCCTCATCCATAAACTGTACTTGTACTTCGGTAAAATGCTTCTGCAAGTACCTAGAATAACTTTCTCTTACCATCTTAATAGGACTAAGAGGATTGTTCATCTGCTCCATTGCATCTGATGTATGTATGCTGGTATGTTTCATGTTTACAGTATAAAACCCACTCAACTAAATGTCAAGTGGGTTATTGTTTTATTCTTTACTAAAGGGTTTACTTAAGGTGGGTGTGAATGAATTAGCATTTTATTTAAATCTAAGGTTTACTTAATTTAAATTAAAACCTCCTTACATATGCGTTTACAAACTGATTGACTGTCATCACATTCGATTAAACACTCGTAATAGTCTGCGATTAAATCATTATCGGGATTAAAAGTTTCCTCTCCTGCTAATTGATTGTATGAAATTAAGTTGTGCATTAATCTGTCTCCATCTACAATAGTTTACTCATAATCTAGTACATAATATACACCTTTAATGCATTTGGTTCCTCTTATTGTACCTTTCGGTGACTACTAATATTTATACAAATTGTGTTTGTATTTGCTGATACAGTTTAACAAAAATTTATGCCTAGTACTCTCTCTTCTCTGACATATAATAAGCACCTAAAGCACCACTCATTAGGGTTTCACTAATGTCACCATTTGGTGTATCAACAGTAGGTTCTACATGATTATTCTTCTTACCAAATGCCAAGGGTGGAGTATGTGGATTAGGCATTGCTTGAACCATTTCAATTACCTGTTCTCTTATCTCCATTAACTCATTATAACATTTCTGATTATGAGCACATGATCTTAATTGGTGGTCAGGTTTATGAACAGATTCAAGAAATAGGGTCTTACCACGATCCCATTTCTCTTGATTAGTTTCAATGTCGTCAAGTGTTTTCTGATCCTTCATTTAATTCACATTGTGGGGTTCCTTGAAGTAGTATTTCAACTATTTCGGTTTTAGCTTCAGATGATATTTTCCTATCAGACTTAACAGTCTCTATAATGCCCTGAATATCAGAGCACTCCATAAGTCCAGCGATAAGAACAGCAAACATTGCTACATCCATTTCTATACTTATTTAATCATCTAATGACTTCCCAATCATCATCACCTGATTCACGAATTGTAAAGTCATAACGGTTAGTAATTGATTCAAGACCAACTTCACCGTTCCTTCTCCATGCTACCCTACATGAGTGTAGTTTATACATAGAGTTCTCAAACATTTCATGTGCATAATCAGATCTTGGTTTTACACAGATGAATTCAGTTTTAACTGCGGTTTTCATAATTTTAAATGGAAAGGTTAGATTTTGTCAAATAAGAAGTATACTTTTTATATAATATCTCTTCCATCCTAGTAGCATCCTTCTCCCAAGGTTGATTTGCATAAGCAGTGTCAGAGTGGTCTATGCCCCTCCACAACCTCTTATTATACTTATCCTTAAGTTGATTCTTCACATGCTGATGAACATGCCACAACTCATGTAAGAGGGTTTTGGTGTAGTTCTCTGGTGTCATACGATTATGGATCTCGATCTC